GGAAGACGGTGACCAGGGATAGGGCTTATGCATAAAAAATAAGCCCGTGTAAGGGAGATTTAGGGTGTCACCAGTAGGGGCTTTCAACGGTACAATGCGGGTTTGAGCGGCATAAATTACCACTGAAAGCCCTTAAACGTTACTCTACTGTGGACACTGTGTGGACACTCTCGGCCTCAGTACCACCTCTTAGCGGATTAAGAGAAATGGCGTCCTGAAGGTACTCTGGCGCAAAATGAGCGTAAACCATAGTTTGCTCAATCCGCGTGTGACCTAGTATCCGTTGTAGCGTGATAATACTTCCTCCATTAATCATGAAATGAGTGGCAAAGCTGTGCCTTAGTGCATGTGTGGCTTGCCCCATTGGCAAATCCGGTTTTATTGCTTTCATTGTTCGTCTGAAGCGAGGGTAATCAGCATCAGGGAATAAAAAACCTCGTTTGTTATCCGCGATCATTTTGGCAACAGCCTCTGAGATCGGGACGGTGCGTGGTTTGTTTGTTTTCGTTTTAACAAACGTGACGCGGTTATGGATGATATTTTCTGCTTTCAAACGAGCTGCTTCTCCCCAACGTGCTCCAGTACTCAGGCAAAGAATCGCAATCTTTTTGTTGTCGCCGTCAAGAGCAGCAAGCAGTAAGGCAATTTCTTCCTGCGTGAGATAGCCTGTGTCTGGTTTTTCCTCCTTAAGCCTTTTTGTCCCTCTGATAGGGTGCTCACCAAAGAATAACTCCGCTTCAATCAGGGCTGTAAACATGCCGCTAATACATGTTAAATCACGATTGATACTCGAAGGTTTAATACCCTGACTTCTTCGGGTGGCGCAGTACTGGCTGATAAGCGATTTCGTAATTTGAAATGCGCATGGGTCATTCGTTATTTTTGTGAAGATTTCAATTTTTCCAAGATTAGATTTCCCATGCTCTTCGTGTTTACCCTTTAAATCCCACCAGATCTGTGTCAGCTCCGACAGACGTCGCTTGTCTGTTGGTTTTGATAGCCATTCTTTATTGTGGTGGTTGTACAACGTGTATTTCTCGAAAGCGACAGCTTCGCTTTTCTTATCAAACTTCCTACGGATGCGTTTTCCATTACGTCCAGTAGGGCGGATGTCCACTTCATATCGACCATCATCGAGTTTTTTGATTGCCATCAGAAAACCCTCCGAGTGGTGTGTTTTTTTGCGACTACTAATCGCTTTTTTCGTGGTGGCTGAAATTTAGCCACCAATAGTAGGCACTTGTGATGAATATATTCACGATGAATTGTTAACCAGTCTTTTGACCGGAGTGGGGCGACGTTGTTTCGTTTTGCCCAAAGTGTGCGAGAGCGGGCGCAATTTGCCCGGACTCAGGAGCGATCTGATTGGTCATGAACCATAAAGTGTATTTGGTGAATTGTGGGGTCTGCAGGATGTTCATCATGACATCTGTTGGAGGTGTTGAACGACCACTTTCATAGTAACTCAGCGTGCCATACGGAACCCCTGTTAAATCAGCAAGTTGTTGTCTGCTCAAATACTCTGATTTTCGCATTAAGACTATCTTCTCGCTTATCGTGTTTGACATGGTGTTTAGATCTCAATAGTATTTAGTTTAGATGTAGATTGTTTAGTGCTTGGATGTGGGCACTAAAAGGCATTATAAGACATTAAACGCAATTCATGAGGGCTAGAGGACGACATGAGCAAGCAAGTAACACTCATGACTGATGCGATTCCTTATCAGGAGTTCGCAAAACTAATAGGAAAATCGACAGGAGCGGTTCGTCGGATGATCGATAAAGGAAAGCTGCCTGTAATTGATATGACCGATCCACAATCAGCTTCAGGTCGTGCAGGTGAATATTGGGTATACCTTCCGGCATGGAATAACGGACTAAAACTGGCTTATGAAAGCCGCCCTAAAGAGATTCGTGACGGCTGGTTGATGTGGTTAGGTCTCGGTGAACCACGTTAAGGAGAACCGTATGAATGAGCCTCGTTGTATTGCTCAGTTACTGCGTAACGAAAGCCCCAGGGCGATTGACTTCACCATCACCCACGGTAAGGGGTGTAAGGGAATCATTATCCGCACCAAAAAACAGAGTCCGTTAAAAAAGGCTCTGACCTTTCTGAAAAGCCGGAGGGTATGGAAATGACAGTGATGACGCTCAATCTCGTTGAAAAACAGCCAGCAGCTATGCGCCGGATAATTGGTAAGCATCTTGCCGTTCCTCGCTGGCAGGATACATGTGATTATTATAATCAGATGATGGAGCGCGAACGGCTAACAGTTTGCTTTCATGCGCAGTTAAAACAGCGTCACGCAACGATGCGTTTTGAAGAAATGAACGACGTCGAACGTGAACGGCTTGTTTGTGCAATTGATGAATTGCGTGGGGCATTCTCAAAACGCCGTCAGGTTGGCGCAAGTGAGTATGCATATATTAGTTTTTTAACAGTCAGTCAGCGTCGTACTTTATTTATGCATGCCGGATTGACTGAAAAAGAATTCAATCAGCCATACTGGCGAATTAATGAAGAGTCATGTTACTGGCGTGATGCTTTATTCCGTGCATTACGTGAACTATTCAGTCTGTTTGAGTATGCACCGACAATTCTGACGTCGGTAAAACCAGAGCAATATTTGCATTAAATAATTAACCAGAGTTTTTAACGCACTTAATCGTGCGGGGCTTCTTTTTGCCTGGAGAAAGTCATGCATACAGTTTCTGAAAATCAGTGCGGTAAATACGCATTACTGCTGCAACAGGCCAGAACCGAAGCACAGGCCGACGCTGCGACGCGCTTTTCTTCTCATCTTGACGCCATGATTCGCCATATCACAAAGGCGGAGTTATCCCGCGTGGAGATAGTCGAGCTGCTCAGTCAGGAGTCGGAAAAATTTCACAATATCGGATTGTCTCGCGGGGAGGTGCTTTGATGTCCTGTTCTCATTCAGTTGTATTACTGAATAACGCCTTAAAAATCGCCGTTATGAAAAATGGCGATTTGTCTCTTATTCAACTTTGTCTTGATAAAGAAAAACGCGACATCACTGAATCTGTTATCGCGATTTATCAGAATGAGTTAAACCTCCTGTCTGATGTGGTCAATTTACTTGTTAAACGCGCTGTATTTCACAAGCAAATTTCCTCCGTGGATGAACTGACGAAATTAACGACAGAAATCGCCAGCTATTGCGCTGATGAATTTAAAAAACTGAACGACAAAAGGAACTGGTAATGCCGGACAACGTAGATTTTATTCAGGAACAACAGGCTGAATTACTGGAGCGCCAGATTAACGCGGCAAGGGTAAAACATTGCGGTGTTTCTTCGCTGGTTTGCGAAGAGTGTGATGCGCCAATACCTGCTGCCCGTCGTGCGGCTTATCCGTCAGCCACGCGTTGTGTTTCCTGTCAGTCAGTCTTTGAAGCAAAAAACAAACATTACCGGAGAACGGCATGAGTATTCGTATTGAAATTGGCGAACGTTATGTCGTTACCAGTGACAGCTTTCAGTTTGTTCTCCACGAGAAAAAGAGAGCGGAAAGCGGTAAAAACGCCGGTCAGGAATGGCTGTCGGTGGTTGGTTATTACCCGAAATTAAGCCAGCTCGTTTCCGGCCTGATGCATCACGATATTCTGACCGGAAGCGCAAAGTCTTTTGCTGATTTAAACGCGCAGGTTGAGCAACTCAGCAAGCGTTGTTCAGAGGCTTTTGGCTCATATGGCCGTTAAAGCCTCCGGGCGTTTTGTCCCTCCGTCAGCATTTGCCGCAGGCACCGGTAAGGCGTTTACCGGTGCTTATGCATGGAACGCGCCACGCGAGGCCGTCGGGCGCGAAAGACCCCTTACACGTGACGAGATGCGTCAGGTGCAAGGTGTTTTATCCACGATTAACCGCCTGCCTTACTTTTTGCGTTCGCTGTTTACTTCACGCTATGACTACATCCGGCGCAATAAAAGCCCGGTGCACGGGTTTTATTTCCTCACATCCACTTTTCAGCGTCGTTTATGGCCGCGCATTGAGCGCGTGAATCAGCGCCATGAAATGAACACCGACGCGTCGTTGCTGTTTCTGGCAGAGCGCGACCAGTATGCGCGCCTGCCGGGGATGAATGACAAGGAGCTGAAAAAGTTTGCCGCCCGAATCTCATCGCAGCTTTTCATGATGTATGAGGAACTCTGCGATGCCTGGGTGGATGCGCATGGCGAAAAAGAATCGCTGTTTACGGATGAGGCGCAGGCTCACCTGTATGGTCATGTTGCTGGCGCTGCACGTGCTTTCAATATTTCCCCGCTTTACTGGAGAAAATACCGTAAAGGGCAGATGACCACGAGGCAGGCATATTCTGCCATTGCCCGCCTGTTTAACGATGAGTGGTGGATTAGTCAGCTTAAAGGCCAGCGTATGCGCTGGCATGAGGCGTTACTGATTGCTGTCGGGGAGGTCAATAAAGACCGTTCACCTTATGCCAGTAAACATGCCATTCGTGATGTGCGTGCGCGCCGCCAGGCAAATCTGGAATTTCTTAAATCGTGTGACCTTGAAAACAGGGAAACCGGCGAGCGCATCGACCTTATCAGTAAGGTGATGGGCAGTATTTCTAATCCTGAAATTCGCCGGATGGAGCTGATGAACACCATTGCCGGTATTGAGCGTTACGCCGCCGCAGAGGGTGATGTGGGGATGTTTATCACGCTTACCGCGCCGTCAAAGTATCACCCGACACGTCAGGTCGGAAAAGGCGAAAATAAAACCGTCCAGCTTAATCACGGCTGGAATGATGAGGCATTTAATCCAAAGGATGCGCAGCGTTATCTCTGCCGTATCTGGAGCCTGATGCGCACGGCATTCAAGGATAATGATTTACAGGTCTACGGTTTGCGAGTCGTCGAGCCACACCACGACGGAACGCCGCACTGGCATATGATGCTTTTTTGTAATCCACGCCAGCGTAACCAGATTATCGAAATCATGCGTCGCTATGCGCTCAAAGAGGATGGCGACGAAAGAGGAGCTGCGCGAAACCGTTTTCAGGCAAAACACCTTAACCGGGGCGGTGCTGCGGGATATATCGCGAAATACATTTCAAAAAACATCGACGGCTATGCACTGGATGGTCAGCTCGATAACGATACCGGCAGGCCGCTGAAAGACACTGCCGCGGCTGTTACCGCATGGGCGTCAACGTGGCGCATCCCGCAATTTAAAACGGTTGGCCTGCCGACAATGGGAGCTTACCGTGAGCTACGTAAATTGCCTCGCGGCGTCAGCATTGCTGATGAATTTGACGAACGCGTCGAGGCTGCACGCGCCGCCGCAGACAGTGGCGATTTTGCGCTGTATATCAGCGCGCAGGGCGGGGCAAATGTCCCGCGCGATTGTCAGACTGTCAGGGTCGCCCGTAGCCCGTCGGATGACGTTAACGAATACGAGGAAGAAGTCGAGAGAGTGGTCGGCATTTACGCGCCGCATCTCGGCGCGCGTCATATTCATATCACCAGAACGACGGACTGGCGCATTGTGCCGAAAGTTCCGGTCGTTGAGCCTTTGACTTTAAAAAGCGGCATCGCCGCGCCTCGGAGTCCTGTCAATAACTGTGGAAAGCTCACCGGTGGTGATACTTCGTTACCGGCTCCCACACCTTCTGAACACGCCGCAGCAGTGCTTAATCTGGTTGATGACGGTGTTATCGAATGGAATGACACGGAGGTCGTGAGGGCGCTCAGGGGCGCATTAAAACACGACCTGAGAACACCAAACCGTCAGCAAAGAAACGGAATCCCGTTAAAACCGCATGAAATTGCACCATCTGCCAGACTGACCAGGTCTGAACGATTGCAAATTACCCGTATCCGCGTTGACCTCGCTCAGAACGGTATCAGGCCGCAACGATGGGAGCTTGAGGCGCTGGCGCGTGGCGCGACCGTAAATTATGACGGGAAAAAATTCACGTATCCGGTTGCTGATGAGTGGCCGGGGTTCTCGTTACCCATTTGAGTAAAAACACAACGTGATTTGATATGGCATTGAATGGCTTATGCGGAGCAGTTATGGGGCAGCAGAAGGTCAATAGCATGCTGAATTAGAAGGCTAAATGCTATTGAGTGACTAGCATGTAGGTAAGGACAGCCGTTTGATCCGGGTCATAAAAGGCCATCCATTTAGTCTAATAAAATCATTGCGGGGAACCTTATGTCGACGCATAATTCGTCTTGAGCGAAGTCTTGTCAGTCTTTCATCGTATTGATGATGGGCGCAAAAAAACCACCCTGGCAGGTGGTTTTTTTGTTTCAAGCATATTAAAGCATAATGCTGACATTGATATTACTGACGTTTACTGACAAACCACTCGGACTACCGTTTGGATAGCCAAAGAGGGCCAGAACGAGAATGCAGTAATAGCATTTCTTCATATTGCCTCCTGTAAGTAGAGGGCAACTTCCACCGGTATATGCGCTTCTTAGGTGGAATGACTTTTGAGCGAAGTCTTGCCCTGAAATAATGCTCTGTTTAAACGCAAAGTGATTTGGCATATCACCGAACAGAGAGCCGGAAAAACACAACATATAGTATGTCGTTGTTTCTAGACATACATTCTATGTTGTGTAACAAGGGCTTTGCATTAAACATGTTTGAGATTTTATTGATGTAGCTCAAAGTAAAAAACAGAGACTACGGATGATAAGGTCTTGAAAGCAATGTAAATTTTTTAAAGTTGCCAATTGCTTAAAAATGTACAGTTGCGGTATGGCGTACTTAAAAAGCTATGCATGCAACAAGTGAATGTTTTTGCATGCGTTGGGGATGTCCGTTCAGGCTGCGTGCGGTCAGGACTGGTGCGGATCCATAGTATCTATGCAACTGCATTAAAACCGCCCCGTGAAGCGGGCGGGCGAGGCGGGGAAAGCACTGCGCGCTCCATTAACGACCATTACATAATACTATTAGCCTATGAATCGAGTCATGAGATGTTATCTTTACGATTCAGGCGAGTGCTTTCGTTACGATGAGTTGGTTTAAGCACACTATCTGCACAAAAAATAATCTGTTGAAGCGATTCATCATTCCTAACTCTCTAGAGTCTTAAATAAAAATATGTAAAATGCGTAAAATTTTTTGAATTATGGATCAGCTATGCTTGGAACTTCATCACAAAGAGCTATTTCAGTACAACATGTTGATTTAAATGTAAAGTGTTGGGTCGTTAGACCTGGGATTAAGTATAGATATTTTGCAGACTTCCTTGAATGCAATATGGTTGCTACTGCTCACTTGGATAGGTTAAGTCCAGATCAAATTGACTTTAATGATGAAATTAACCATGAAAATATTAATCAAAAGGTTGATGGGTTAGATACTATTGGTTCAAGAAATATTCATACCCAAATTGAAAATTTCCTCATAGATATGCAGGTCGGTGATGTTGTTTTCACTTTGTCAGGTGATATGGTTGTTCCTGGAGTTATTGCATCTTCCGCGTATTTTGAGCGTGAATGTTTAGGTAATAATGAAGGGTTTCATGTAAGACGTAGAGTCACATGGGGAGAGCCAGTTCGCAGACGAGAGATTCCATTAGCTCTTCAGAAATCGTTTACTGCATACCAGACCGTATTCTCTTTGGGCGGGAAGTCAGAAGAAGTACTGCATTGGTTAATGTCATTCTTTATAACGGATAATATTTTCTGTACTAGCTTAAGAGTCGAGCAAGCAGAAGCCATTCGGCATCATACTCTTAAGCAGCTGGCTGAGCTGGTCGATAGAGTGCAGGTACTTGCGCTATTAATTGGCGAAGAGTTTGATGGCGAGTATACAAACGAAGTTGTTCAGTTTGAGATGGAAAGACTTTCTAATAATGGAGAGTTATCCTTGACTGCTCAACAAATGTTGATGTCTCCGGGGGATGTTTGGCTACAATTTAAAACAAATAATAGAAAGGCCGGAATTGCGTTTATGTTAATTATGGGGGCCATTTTTAATCATGATGTAGCCTTCGCTTCAACGGTTGATAATCGTATAAGTGAGGAACTTCGATCTCATATTGAAGGGAAAAAAGAGGTTGCAATGGATGGATTAAACTTTGATAGAGTTTCTCAAGTTCTAGAGTTGCGTTTAAAAAGACAAAATAGAGGCTTTGTTTCTGCTCGTCCAACGAACCGTGAGATCGGACAGGGGATCAATTTCCCTGAAGATGGTGATGCGAGGCATGCGAGTGACTAACTATGAACTTTGAATTTGTAAAAGAACACTGGCTGATAATAGGCATGCTATTCATAGCATGTCTATTATTAATTTTAAAATTCAAAGATATTTACAGAACACACGATCAGTTTAATAACGTCGTGATGTCATTGTGCGCTGTTTTGACACTTGTGTGGGGAGGATATACTTTTGATGTTTTGCACCAAAGGGATAAGGCAGAAGCTGATCTTATAGAGTTAAGAAATAGAATTAGAAATACAGAATCGACATTTTTTAATGTTGACGTTAATGTTGTTAAAATCGATGATGTGTTTTATATAAAGCCTATTGTGACTATTAGGAATAACAGTAATGAGCGAATTTATGTGAAGCTTAATAACAAGTCCCTTGCTGTTAGTCGTGTTTTATCGGCCGGTGCAAAGCAAGTCGCTACGGAAGTTTTTTATCCAAATTATTATGAGGAGTTGGCTGTTCTTAATGAAGAAAGTAGCTCGCAAGGAAAAGCTAAAAATATACCTTTATATGATATATCCGTTCCTATCTCTGCCGAAAGACGCTTGAACTATCTTGTTTCGACAAAAGAAAAAGGAATGTATTATGTAACATTTAGTGCTGAGGCAATGAACGAAGATGGCTCGCCTGTTTCTAAATACATAAATGGGAAAAAATCTATATGGTTTTCTTCTTCATATATTGAAGTTAAAGATTGAATTTCTATTAAACCATATAGTAATTGAAGGTGTTGGGGGTTAATCTTGCCTGGATTGCATAGAATCACGCCGTCTGGAGACGGCGCTAAGGGTACTTAATTAGATTCTAGACTGTAATCTTTAAAGCGGATGACCTCCTGACCGAGCCAGCCGTTTATCTCGCGGATCCTGTCCTGTAGCGGGATAAGCTCATTGCGGACAAAGACCTTTGCCACTTTCTCAATATCACCCAGCGACCCGACGTTCTCCGGCTTGCCGCCCATCAACTGAAAGGGGATGCGGTGCGCGTCCAGCAGGTCAGCGGCGCTGGCTTTTTTGATATTAAAAAAATCGTCCTTCGTTGCCACTTCACTGAGCGGGATAATTTTAATGCCGTCGGCTTTCCCCTGCGGGGCATAGAGAAACAGATTTTTAAAGTTATTGCGGCCTTTCGACTTAACCATGTTTTCGCGAAGCATTTCGATATCGTTGCGGTCCTGCACGGCATCGGTGACGTACATGATGTATCCGGCATGTGCGCCGTTTTCGTAATACTTGCGGCGGAACAGCGTGGCCGACTCATTCAGCCAGGCAGAGTTAAGGGCGCTGAGATATTCCGGCAGGCCGTACAGCTCCTGATTAATATCCGGCTCCAGCAGGTGAAACACGGAGCCGGGCGCGAAGGCTGTCGGCTCGTTGAAGGACGGCACCCACCAGTAAACATCCTCCTCCACGCCACGACGGGTATATTTGGCCGGTGAGGTTTCCAGTCTGATGACCTTACCGGTGGTGCTGTAACGCTTTTCCAGAAACGCATTACCGAACACCAGAAAATCCAGCACAAAGCGGCTGAAATCCTGCTGGGAAAGCCACGGGTGCGGGATAAACGTTGAAGCCAGAATATTACGTTTGACGTAAATCGGTGAGCTGTGATGCACGGCAGCACGCAGACTTTTTGCCAGGCCGGTAAAGCTGACCGGTGGCTCATACCATCTGCCGTTACTGATGCACTCGACGTAATCCAGAATGTCACGGCGGTCGAGTACCGGCACCGGCTCGCCAAAGGTGAATGCCTCCATTTTCGGAGCGCTGGCCGTCATTTTTTTTGCCGCAGGTTGCGGTGTTTTCCCTTTTTTCTTGCTCATCAGTAAAACTCCAGAATGGTGGATGTCAGCGGGGTGCTGATACCGGCGGTGAGTGGCTCATTTAACAGGGCGTGCATGGTCGCCCAGGCGAGGTCGGCGTGGCTGGCTTCCTCGCTGCGGCTGGCCTCATAGGTGGCGCTGCGTCCGCTGCTGGTCATGGTCTTGCGGATAGCCATGAACGAGCTGGTGATGTCGGTGGCGCTGACGTCATATTCCAGACAGCCACGACGGATAACGTCTTTTGCCTTGAGCACCATTGCGGTTTTCATTTCCGGCGTGTAGCGGATATCGCGCGCGGCAGGATAGAACGAGCGCACGAGCTGGAACACGCCGACACCGAGGCCGGTGGCATCAATACCGATGTATTCGACGTTGTATTTTTCGGTGAGTTTGCGGATGGATTCAGCCTGAGTGGCAAAGTCCATGCCTTTCCACTGGTGACGCTCAAGTATTCTGAATTTGCCACCGGCCACCACCGGCGGTGCCAGCACCACGCATCCGGCGCTGTCGCCACGGTGTGACGGGTCGTAACCAATCCATACCGGACGTGAGCCGAACGGATTGGCGGCAAACGGCGCATAGTCTTCCCATTCTTCCAGCGTGTCGACCATGCAGCGTTGCAGCTCCTCGAACGGGAACACCGACGCCTTGTCGTCAACAAATTCACACATGAACAGGTTTTTAAAATCGTCGGCGCTGTTTTCACGTTTGAGCTGCTCAATGTCGAACAGCGTGCAGCCGCCTTTCAGGGCGTCCTCAATGGTGACAATCTGCCGCCACTGGCCGTCCGCACAGAGAAGCCCACCGGCAAGGGCGTTATGACTGACGTCGATTTCCACGCGTTCGGCGGCGCTGGCGCGTCCCCGGTTAAACAGTTCACCCGACCAGAACGGGTAGGCGTCGTGCGCCAGTGTGGACGGGGTGGAGAAATAGGTCGAGCGCAGGTGACTCTGTGAGGCCATACCTGATGCCACCTTACGCAGTACCTGAAAATTCGGGATCCAGAAAATCTCGTCGACGTACAGGTCGCCGTTATGGCTCTGCGCGGTGTTGGAGTTGGTGCCGAGAAAAATCAGTTTTGCGCCGTTATTGCCCAGGACAATTGGGTCACCGGTCAGGTCAACGTCAACCAGCCGGGCAAAGGCGATGATGTATTCGCGGAACACATACGCCTGCGTTTTACTGGCCGACAGAAAAATCTGGTTATGACCGGTTTTCAGGGCGCGCAGCAGCGCCTCGCGGGAAAAATAAAACGTCGCGCCAATCTGGCGGGATTTCAGGATATCGCGGATGCGGTGCTCAAGCCCTGCGCGATACCAGTGCAACTGATATTCGAAAGACTGCTCAAAGAAAATCTGCTCCAGCTTTTCGATGGCCTCGTCACTGAAAAAATTCTTTTTCGGTTTGCGACGCCCGCCTTTGTTGCGGTTAGCGACGTTCGGATTAAGGTCTGCCTCGTTGCCGGTCTGACTGTAACGGTTGACCCGTGCCAGTCGTTCAATCTGGCGTCCGAGCAGGTCAATTTCCTTGAAGTCACCGCCGGTTTTCTGCGGTTTGATGATGAGCTGGGTCAGCCGCGCTTCCAGACTCATTTCGACACGGCTGATGGGGGCAACGCTGTCCCAGCCGTCGCGCTGTTTCCAGCTCTGCACCGTCGGGCGTTTCATCTGCAACATGGCGGCAATCTGCGGCACGGAAAATCCCTGCCAGTACAGCAGCGCCGCCTGACGACGCGGGTCGTGTAAAAGAGTGGTGTCTGTGGTGATGGTCATGAATACCTCGCCGTGATGAATACACGGCAAGGCTACTGAGTCGCGCCCCGCGATTCGCTAAGGTGCTGTTGTGTCAGTGATAAGCCATCCGGGACTGATGGCGGAGGATGCGCATCGTCGGGAAACTGATGCCGACATGTGACTCCTCTAATCACTATTCAGGACTCCTGACAATGGCAAAAAAAGTCTCAAAATTCTTTCGTATCGGCGTTGAGGGTGACACCTGTGACGGGCGTGTCATCAGTGCGCAGGATATTCAGGAAATGGCCGAAACCTTTGACCCGCGAGTCTATGGTTGCCGCATTAACCTGGAACATCTGCGCGGCATCCTGCCTGACGGTATTTTTAAGCGTTATGGCGATGTGGCCGAACTGAAGGCCGAAAAGATTGACGATGATTCGGCGCTGAAAGGCAAATGGGCGCTGTTTGCGAAAATCACCCCGACCGATGACCTTATCGCGATGAACAAGGCCGCGCAGAAGGTCTATACCTCAATGGAAATTCAGCCGAACTTTGCCAATACCGGCAAATGTTATCTGGTGGGTCTGGCCGTCACCGATGACCCGGCAAGCCTCGGCACGGAATACCTGGAATTCTGCCGCACGGCAAAACACAACCCCCTGAACCGCTTCAAATTAAGCCCTGAAAACCTGATTTCAGTGGCAACGCCCGTTGAGCTGGAATTTGAAGACCTGCCTGAAACCGTGTTCACCGCCCTGACCGAAAAGGTGAAGTCCATTTTTGGCCGCAAACAGGCCAGCGATGACGCCCGTCTGAATGACGTGCATGAAGCGGTGACCGCTGTTGCTGAACATGTGCAGGAAAAACTAAGCGCCACTGAGCAGCGCCTCGCTGAGATGGAAACCGCTTTTTCCGCACTTAAGCAGGATGTGACTGACAGGGCGGATGAAACCAGCCAGGCATTCACCCGCCTGAAAAACAGTCTCGACCACACCGAAAGTCTGACCCAGCAGCGCCGCAGCAAGGCCACCGGTGGTGGCGGTGACGCCCTGATGACGAACTGCTGACCGACGTCAGTCAGTCCGGGAAAACCTTCACGATTAACCCTTAATTTCAGGAAAAACTATGCGCCAGGAAACCCGCTTTAAATTTAATGCCTACCTGTCCCGTGTTGCCGAACTGAACGGCATCGACGCCGGTGATGTGTCGAAAAAATTCACCGTTGAACCGTCGGTCACCCAGACCCTGATGAACACCATGCAGGAGTCCTCTGACTTTCTGACCCGCATCAACATTGTGCCGGTCAGCGAAATGAAAGGGGAAAAAATTGGCATCGGTGTCACCGGCTCCATCGCCAGCACCACCGACACCGCCGGTGGCACCGAGCGTCAGCCGAAGGACTTCTCGAAGCTGGCGTCAAACAAGTACGAATGCGACCAGATTAACTTCGATTTTTATATCCGCTACAAAACGCTGGACCTGTGGGCGCGTTATCAGGATTTCCAGCTCCGTGTCCGTAACGCCATTATCAAACGCCAGTCCCTTGATTTAATCATGGCCGGTTTTAACGGCGTGAGGCGTGCCGAAACCTCTGACCGCAGCAGCAATCCGATGCTGCAGGATGTGGCGGTCGGCTGGCTGCAGAAATACCGCAATGAAGCCCCGGCGCGCGTGATGAGCAAGGTCACTGACGAGGAAGGGCACACCACCTCTGAGGTTATCCGCGTGGGTAAGGGCGGTGATTATGCCAGCCTTGACGCACTGGTGATGGATGCGACCAACAACCTGATTGAGCCGTGGTATCAGGAAGACCCTGACCTTGTGGTGATTGTGGGACGTCAGCTACTGGCGGACAAGTATTTTCCCATCGTCAACAAGGAGCAGGACAACAGCGAAATGCTGGCCGCTGACGTCATCATCAGCCAGAAACGCATCGGTAACCTGCCGGCGGTACGCGTCCCGTACTTCCCGGCGGATGCGATGCTCATCACAAAGCTGGAAAACCTGTCCATCTACTACATGGATGACAGCCATCGCCGCGTGATTGAGGAAAACCCGAAACTCGACCGCGTGGAGAACTACGAGTCAATGAACATTGATTACGTGGTGGAAGACTACGCCGCCGGTTGTCTGGTGGAAAAAATTAAGGTCGGTGATTTCTCCACACTGGCTAAAGCGACCGCAGAGCCGGGAGCGTAACCGATGACGAGTCCCGCACAGCGCCACATGATGCGGGTCTCGGCAGCGATGACCGCGCAGCGGGAAGCCGCCCCGCTGCGACATGCAACTGTCTATGAGCAGATGCTGGTTAAGCTCGCCGCAGACCAGCGCACACTGAAAGCGATTTATTCAAAAGAGCTGAAGGCCGCGAAAAAACGCGAACTGCTGCCGTTCTGGTTGCCGTGGGTGAACGGCGTGCTGGAGCAGGGCAAAGGTGCACAGGATGACATTCTGATGACGGTCATGCTGTGGCGTCTGGATACCGGCGATATTGCCGGTGCGCTGGAGATTGCCCGTTATGCCCTGAAGTACGGTTTGACCATGCCGGGTAAACACCGCCGTACCCCGCCGTACATGTTCACCGAGGAGGTAGCGCTTGCGGCCATGCGCGCTCACGCTGCCGGTGAGTCTGTGGATACCCGCCTGCTGACGGAGACCCTTGAACTGACCGCCACGGCTGACATGCCTGATGAAGTGCGCGCAAAGCTGCACAAAATCACCGGTCTGTTTCTGCGTGACGGTGGTGATGCCGCCGGTGCGCTGGCTCACCTGCAACGTGCGACACAGCTCGACTGTCAGGCAGGCGTCAAAAAAGAGATTGAACGACTGGAGCGGGAGCTGAAACCGAAGCCGGAGCCGCAGCCCAAAGCGGCCACCCGCGCCCCGCGTAAGATCCGGAGCGTGACACCGGCAAAACGTGGACGCCCGAAAAAGAAAGCCAGTTAACAACCGAATGCGCCCCGCGCCAGGGCGGCACGCCGGTCAGTGAGGGTGAATCACCTGACACTGCACCGGCGTCCACCGCCCGACTTTTCAGAGGTAGTCATGATGACGCTGATTATTCCGCGAAAGGAGGCTCCCGTGTCCGGTGAGGGTACGGTGGTCATCCCGCAACCGGCAGGCGACGAGCCGGTGATTAAAAACACGTTCTTTTTTCCCGATATCGACCCGAAGCGCGTCCGGGAACGTATGCGCCTTGAGCAGACCGTCGCCCCCGCCCGTCTGCGTGAGGCCATCAAGTCAGGCATGGCGGAGACGAATGCGGAGCTGTACGAGTACCGCGAACAGAAAATTGCCGCCGGTTTTACGCGTCTGGCGGACGTCCCGGCGGACGACATCGACGGTGAAAGCATCAAAGTTTTTTACTACGAGCGCGCCGTGTGTGCGATGGCGACCGCGTCGCTTTATGAACGTTATCGCGGTGTGGATGCCAGTGCGAAAGGCGACAAGAAGGCCGACAGCATTGACAGCACCATTGATGAGCTGTGGCGGGATATGCGCTGGGCAGTGGCGCGCATCCAGGGCAAGCCGCGCTGCATCGTGAGTCAAATCTGATGAAGACCTTTGCGCTACAGGGCGACACGCTCGACGCCATTTGTGTCCGGTATTACGGGCGCACTGAGGGCGTGGTTGAGACCGTGCTCGCCGCAAATCCGGGACTGGCTGAACTGGGTGCGGTGCTGCCACACGGCACCGCCGTCGAACTGCCCGACGTTCAGACCGCGCCCGTGGCTGAAACTGTCAATCTGTGGGAGTAACGCATGACAGCAGAAGAAAAAAGCGTCCTGTCGCTTTTCATGATTGGGGTGCTGATTGTTGTCGGCAAGGTGCTTGCCGGTGGTGAACCCATCACCCCGCGTCTGTTTATCGGGCGCATGTTGCTCGGTGGTTTTGTCTCGATGGTTGCCGGTGTTGTTCTGGTGCAGTTTCCTGACCTGTCACTGCCTGCGGTGTGCGGTATCGGCTCCATGCTGGGTATCGCCGGTTATCAGGTGATTGAGATTGCCATTCAGCGCCGCTTTAAGGGCAGGGGGAAACCGTAATGCCGGTTATTAACACGCATCAGAATATCGCCGCCTTTCTCGACATGCTGGCCGTGTCCGAAGGGACGGCAAACCATCCGCTGACGAAAAACCGGGGCTATGACGTGATAGTCACCGGACTGGACGGGAAGCCGGAAATTTTCACCGACTACAGTGACCACCCGTTCGCACATGGCCGACCGGCGAAGGTGTTTAACCGTCGCGGTGAAAAATCCACGGCCTCCGGTCGCTATCAGCAGCTTTACCTGTTCTGGCCGCATTACCGCAAACAGCTTGCCCTGCCGGATTTCAGTCCGTTGTCACAGGACAGACTTGCCATTCAGTTGATCCGCGAACGCGGTGCACTGGATGACATCCGGGCGGGACGCATTGAGCGCGCCATTTCACGCTGTCGCAATATCTGGGCGTCCCTGCCGGGTGCCGGTTACGGTCAGCGTGAGCATTCACTGGAAAAACTGGTCACCGTCTGGCGTGCCGCTGGCGGCGTACCGGCTTAAACGGAGTAAACACCATGAAGAAATTATCCCTTTCACTGATGCTGAACGTGTCGCTGGCGCTGATGCTGGCACTGTCCCTGATTTACCCGCAGAGCGTGGCCGTCAATTTTGTCGCCGCCTGGGCGATTCTGGCGACGGTTATCTGTGTGGTTGCCGGTGGTGTCGGCGTGTATGCCACTGAGTATGTGCTGGAACGCTACGGGCGGGAGCTGCCGCCGGAATCGCTGGCCGTGAAGATTGTCGCGTCGCTGTTTTTGCAGCCGGTGCCGTGGCGCAGACGGGCGGCGGCTCTGGTGGTGATGGTGGCGACGTTTATCTCGCTGGTCGCTGCCGGGTGGATTTTTACCGCGCTGATTTACCTCGTGGCGTCGGTGTTCTTCCGGTTGATACGCACGGCCTGTCGTCAGCGTTTTGAGGGGCGGGAACCATGTCAAAGCTGATGATTGTGCTGGTTGTGTTGTTATCACTGGCGGTGGCCGGTCTGTTTCTGGCGAAGCATGAAAACGCCAGCCTGCGCACCTCGCTGGACAGGGCGAACAACGTCGCCAACGGGCAGCAGACGACCATCACCATGCTGAAAAATCAGCTTCATGTTGCCCTCGCCAGAGCAGACAAAAACGAGCTGGCGCAGGTGGCACTGCGTCAGGAACTGGAGAACGCGGCGAAGCGTGAAGCACAGCGCGAGAAAACCATCACGAGGTTACTGAATGAAAACGAAGATTTTCGCCGCTGGTACGGCGCTGGCCTGCCTGATGCTGTGCGCCGGTTGCACCAGCGCCCGGCCTGCACCGACGCCAGTGATTGTCGCCAACGCCTGCCCGAAAGTGAGCCTTTGCCCGATGCCGGGCAGTGACCCGGAGACGAACGGCGATTTAAGTGCCGATATCCGACAGCTTGAGAACGCGCTGGCACGCTGTGCCAGCCAGGTAAAAATGATTAAACACTGTCAGGACGAAAACGATGCTCAAACCCGACAGCCTGCGCAGGGCGCTGACTGATGCCGTCACGGTGCTGAAAACCAGTCCCGAGATGCTGCGGATATTCGTTGATAACGGGAGTATTGCCTCCACGCTGGCGACGTCGTTGTCATTCGAAAAGCGTTACACGCTCAATGTGATTGTGACCGACTTTACCGGTGATTTTGACCTGCTCATCGTGCCGGTGCTGGCGTGGCTGCGGGAAAATCAGCCCGACATCATGACCACCGACGCAGGCCAGAAAAAGGGCTTCACGTTTTATGCAGACATCAACAATGACAGCAGCTTTGATATCAGCATCAGCCTGATGCTGACCGAGCGCACGCTGGTCAGTGAGGTGGACGGCGCACTGCATGTGAAGAATATCCCGGAACCCACGCCGCCGGAGCCGGTCACCCGCCCGGTGGAGCTTTATATCAATGGCGAACTGGTGAGCAAGTGGGATGAATGAGTTTAAGCGTTTTGAAGACCGGCTGACCGGACTGATTGAATCGCTGTCACCGTCAGGGCGTCGGCGACTGAGCGCCGAACTGGCGAAACGTCTGCGGCAGAGTCAGCAGCGTCGGGTGATGGCTCAGAAAGCCCCGGACGGCACACCCTACGCGCCACGCCAGCAGCAGAGCGCCAGAAAAAAGACTAGTCGTGTTAAGCGAAAAATGTTTGCGAAACTTATCACCAGTCGTTTTTTGCATATCCGCGCCAGCCCGGAACAGGCATCAATGGAGTTTTACGGCGGGAAGTCACCGAAAATCGCCAGCGTGCATCAGTTCGGTCTGTCGGAAGAAAACCGGAAAGACGGTAAGAAAATTGATTATCCGGCGCGTCCTCTGCTCGGCTTTACCAGTGAGGATGTGCAGATGATTGAAGAGATTATCCTGGCTCACCTCGACCGTTAGTTGTGCCATTCCTGACACCTCATCGTCACATTGCCGCCGGTATGACCCGGCGGCATCCTTCCCGTTATGAACACTCTCGCAAATATTCAGGAACTCGCGCGCGCACTGCGCAACATGATACGCACCGGCATTGTCGTCGAAACCGACCTTAACGCCGGTCGCTGCCGTGTGCAGACCGGCGGCATGTGCACCGACTGGCTTCAGTGGCTGACCCATCGCGCCGGGCGTTCGCGCACATGGTGGGCACCTTCCGTGGGGGAACAGGTGCTGATTCTGGCCGTGGGCGGTGAACTCGACACGGCGTTCGTTCTGTCGGGGATTTATTCCGGCGATAACCCCGCGCCGTCTCAGTCGGCGGATGCCCTGCATATCCGTTTCCCTGACGGGGCGGTGATTGAATATGAACCCGAAACCAGTGCACTTACGGTAAGCGGAATTAAAACGGCCAGCGTGACGGCTTCTGATTCTGTTACTGCCACGGTGCCGGTGGTCACGGTGAAAGCATCAACCCGCGTCACCCTGGACACCCCGGAGGTGGTCTGCACCAACAGGCTGATTACCGGCACGCTGGAAGTGCAGAAGGGCGGGATGATGCGCGGCAACATTGAACACACCGGCGGTGAACTCTCATCAAACGGTAAGGTACTGCATACCCATAAACACCCCGGCGACAGCGGCGGCACAACCGGGAGTCCTTTATGACAGCGCGTTATCTCGGAATGAATCGCAGTGATGGCCTGACTGTCACTGACCTTGAGCATATCAGCCAGAGTATCGGCGATATCCTGCGCACACCGGTCGGCTCACGGGTGATGCGTCGTGATTACGGCTCGTTGCTGGCATCAATGATTGACCAGCCGCAGACCCCGGCGCTTGAGTTGCAGATTAAGGTCGCCTGTTACATGGCGGTGCTGAAATGGGAACCCCGCGTCACCCTGTCATCCGTCACCACTGAGCGCAGTTTTGACGGGCGAATGACGGTCACGTTAACCGGCCAGCACAACGACACCGGCCAGCCACTTTCATTAACCATCCCTGTGAGTTGAAACCATGCCGATTATCGACCTGAACCAGCTACCCGCACCGGATGTGGTCGAGGAGCTGGACTTTGAAAGCATTCTCGCTGAACGCAAGGCGACACTGATTTCCCTTTACCCGGAAGATCAGCAGGAGGCGGTCGCCCGTACCCTGACAATGGAATCTGAGCCTCTCGTCAAACTGCTGGAAGAAAATGCTTATCGTGAGCTTATCTGGCGTCAGCGTGTGAATGAGGCCGCACGGGCGGTGATGCTGGCCTGTGCCGCCGGTAATGACCTTGATGTGATTGGTGCCAATTACAACACCACGCGCCTGATTATCACCCCGGCAGATGATTCGACCCTCCCGCCGACACCGGCCGTGATGGAATCTGACACCGATTATCGTCTGCGTATTCAGCAGGCGTTTGAAGGTTTAAGCGTCGCCGGGTCGGTGGGGGCCTATCAGTATCATGGTCGCAGTGCTGACGGGCGTGTCGCGGATATTTCTGTCACCAGTCCGTCTCCTGCCTGTGTCACCATCTCTGTGCTGTCACGTGAAAATAACGGCGTCGCATCCGAAGACCTGCTGGCTGTGGTGCGTAACGCCCTTAATGGCGAGGACGTCAGGCCGGTGGCCGACCGCGTGACCGTGCAGTCTGCCGCCATCGTTGAATACCAGATAAACGCCACGCTTTACCTTTACCCTGGTCCCGAAAGCGAACCCATCCGCGCTGCCGCTGTGAAAAAGCTGGAAGCGTATATCACGGCACAGCACCGGCTGGGGCGCGACATCCGTCTGTCTGCCATTTATGCCGCTTTGCATGTGGAAGGCGTGCAGCGTGTCGAACTGGCTGCACCACTGGCTGACATCGTGCTCAACAGTACGCAGGCGTCTTTCTGTACCGAATACCGCGTCGTGACCGGAGGCTCGGATGAGTGATTCGCGCCTGCTGCCGACCGGCTCATCACCGCTTGAAGTTGCCGCCGCAAAAGCCTGTGCGGAAATTGAAAAAACGCCGGTCAGGATTCGTGAGCTGTGGAACCCGGACACCTGCCCGGCAAATCTGCTGCCGTGGCTGGCGTGGGCGTTTTCGGTCGACAGGTGGGATGAAAAGTGGCCGGAAGCGACAAAACGCGCCGTTATCCGCGATGCCTATTTCATCCACTGTCATAAAGGCACTATCGGCGCAATCCGGCGTGTGGTGGAGCCGCTCGGCTATCTCATCAACGTGACGGAGTGGTGGGAAAACAGTGACCCGCCCGGCACCTTCCGCCTTGATATTGGTGTACTGGAAAGCGGTATCACAGAGGCAATGTATCAGGAAATGGAACGGCTGATTGCTGATGCCAAACCTGCAAGCCGTCACCTTATTGGTCTGAACATTACCCGGGACATTCCCGGCTACCTGTTCGCCGGTGGTGTGGCTTATGACGGCGATGTAATTACGGTTTACCCCGGATAAGTGAGGAATAATGAGCACAAAATTCAGAACCGTTATCACCACTGCTGGTGCAGCAAAGCTGGCAGCGGCAACCGCGCCGGGAGGGCGGAAGGTCAACATTACCACGATGGCCGTCGGGGATGGCGGTGGTAAATTGCCTGTCCCGGATGCCGGACAGACCGGGCTTATCCACGAAGTCTGGCGACATGCGCTGAACAAAATCAGCCAGGACAAACGAAACAGTAATTATATTATCGCAGAGCTGGTTATTCCGCCGGAGGTGGGGGGTTTCTGGATGCGTGAGCTTGGCCTGTACGATGATGCTGGAACGTTAATTGCCGTGGCGAACATGGCTGAAAGTTATAAGCCAGCTCTTGCCGAAGGCTCAGGGCGTTCGCAGACCTGCCGCATGGTCATCATCGTCAGCAGTGTGGCCTCAGTGGCGCTGACCATTGACACCACAACGGTGATGGCAACGCAGGATTACGTTGATGACAAAATTGCAGAACATGAACAGTCACGACGTCACCCGGACGCCTCGCTGACCGCCAAAGGTTTTACTCAGTTAAGCAGTGCGACCAACAGCACGTCTGAAACACTCGCCGCAACACCAAAAGCGGTAAAAGCAGCATATGACCTTGCTAACGGGAAATACACTGCACAGGACGCCACCACCGCGCGAAAAGGCCTTGTCCAGCTCAGTAGTGCCACCAACAGCACGTCTGAAACGCTCGCCGCAACACCAAAAGCGGTAAAAGCAGCATATGACCTTGCTAACGGGAAATACACTGCACAGGACGCCACCACCGCGCGAAAAGGCCTTGTCCAGCTCAGTAGCGCCACCAACAGCGATTCTGAAACGCTTGCGGCAACGCCAAAGGCGGTTAAGACAGCGTATGACCTTGCTAACGGGAAATACACTGCACAGGATGCCACCACAGCGCGAAAAGGTCTTGTCCAGCTCAGTAGCGCCACCAACAGTGATTCTGAAACGCTGGCTGCAACACCAAAAGCGGTGAAGTCTGCCTATGACAATGCTGAAAAACGTCTTCAGAAAGATCAGAACGGTGCGGATATTCCTGATAAAGGACGCTTCCTGAGTAACATTAATGTTTACAGCAAAGGTGAAGTGGATAAGAAAAAGGGAATGCGAAAGTATTCGTTTGCAGCCCCTGCAAATGTCGTTGCCGGGAAGTGGTATCCCGTTATCTTTCGCCGTGCTGCCAGCCTTTCAGGAGAAATGGCATCCCGCGTCGTTATTTCAACTGGTTGTTATAACGGCGATTATGTAATGAATAACTGCGAGTTTAATGGCATGGTTATGCCCGGAGGCTGGACCGATCGTGGTTCATATGCGGCAGGTTATTTCTGGACGTATCAGACTAATGAGCGTTCAATCCATTCCATTGTTACAAGCCTGAAAGATGATGATGTATGTAGTGTTTTTTATGTTGAAGCCAGAGCTTTCCCAGTACAAATTCTTGCAGAGGAAGGGCTAACGGTTATTGTTCCGACAGAGGATTATGTCGTCGGTCAGACGACATATAAGTGGGGGGCAACTAATCCCGCTACAGAAAGCACGAACGTACAGGCTATTCTGGATTTTAAAAATGGACGTGGTTATTACTGTTCACATCCATTTATTTCCAGCCTTTCAGGAAATGCTGCAACAGCCTCAAAACTCGAAACACCGAGGAAAATAGCAGGTGTTGCCTTTGATGGTTCTGGAGATATTACCCTTAATGCCAGAAATGTCGGTGCATTTGCACTTCGGCAGACAGGTAATACGGTTAATGGTGATACAGCCGTTGGATGGAATTGGGACAGTGGCGCATACAACGCTCTGATTGGGGGAGCATCTGCACTAATTCTTCACTTTAATATAAATGCTGGTAGCTGCCCGGCTGTACAGTTTCGTGTGAATTATAAAAATGGCGGTATATCTTACAGGTCAGCCCGTGATGGTTATGGTTTTGAATCTGGCTGGTCTGATTTCTATACCACAACACGAAAACCATCAGCGGGAGATGTTGGTGCATACACCAAAGCTGAATCAGATTCTCGCTATGTCCGGGATATTCGCCTGGGCACTCGTGTTGTTCAGACTATGCAGAAAGGGGTTATGTATGAGAAAGCAGGGCACGTAATTACAGGGCTTGGTATTGTCGGTGAAGTCGATGGTGATGACCCCGCAGTATTCAGACCGATACAAAAATACATCAATGGCACATGGTATAACGTCGCACAGGTGTAATTTATGCAGCATTTAAAAAATATTACTGCGGGTAATCCAAAAACTGTTGCTCAATATCAACTGACAAAAAATTTTGATGTTATCTGGTTATGGTCCGAAGACGGAAAAAACTGGTATGAGGAAGTAAGTAATTTTCAGGAAGACACGATAAAGATTGTTTACGACGAGAATAATATAATTGTCGGCATCACCAGAGATGCTTCAACGCTTAACCCTGAAGGTTTTAGCGTTGTCGAGGTTCCTGATATTACCGCCAACCGACGTGCTGATGACTCAGGTAAATGGATGTTTAAGGATGGTGCCGTGATTAAGCGGATTTATACGGCAGACGAACAGCAACAACAGACAGAATCACAAAAGGCCGCGTTACTTTCCGAAGCGGAAAGCGTTATTCAGCCACTGGAGCGCGCTGTCAGGCTGAACATGGCAACAGATGAGGAGCATAGCCGACTGGAAGCATGGGAACGCTACAGTGTTCTGGTCAGCCGTGTGGATCCTGCAAATCCCGAATGGCCGAAAATGCCACAATAAGTTGTATGAGCTCTGGTGTGAGCTTACATATCTATGGCACAGAGTAAAGCCTGATCTGACAGTCCGCTCTGTGCCAAGAGCGGACCTTAGGCTTCAGTAATTTGGTTAGCACAACCCCTTTGATAAACATACAGCTACAGTATTGCTTTTATAAGGAGCGTAGTTTCAATAGGACACCCCAAACGTTAGTCGGGAAAAGCCGACTGAAAAAAACTTGTGTGGACAAGTAGTGTCCATTTAATGCCATTTTTAGATTAAAATGTGCCATTTTGAGGGTATTCTTAAACGTGCATAACGTTCTGATTTATCATACACAGAGCCTTATCATTTGAAACCATTCCGATGTACATCAAACAATGATTACAAGAGAAATTATGACACCGCCAACCAAAATTGATACATCAAGTCTACTTACCATATTGGGCGTTATTGCTGCTGTATGGGCCCTTATTACGCCAAACGCTCGACTACGTTTAAGGTTCTGCCTAGCGTGGTGGGATTGGGTAATTGTTGGGTTTGCATTCTTACTAAGCAATTATTTGGTGTTTGCACCGGCTTTAAAATCACTAGACTTATATTTTAGCTTTGGCCCCTGGAAATGGGGATTAGATAGTTCAAGTGCCGTATACCTGATATCACTCGCAGTTGCTATTTACATTTTATTTCGCTTAAAAAACCCTAAACTCTCAATTGGAAGAACAGGGATATTTCTAGAGTTAGTGGAAAATTTGCACCTTACTAAACGATACGACGATCTGGCACAATTGTTGGCACCTCAACTAGAAAAATTAATATCAATAATTGATAGACCTGTGAAGAATCGACTTTGTGATAAGATAGCTAACAATCTCCGCATCTCTAATCGCGAGACAGCTGCTGAACATGCACATGAAGCATTGTTAAATATTGTCTCATCACCTGAACTTACCAATCACTTTGCACTTGCGCACCCATCCCTCTGCCTTGAGTTAATCAAGATCGAGCCAATAGTTCGTTCTGACTTTACTTCTAATTTTATCAGTGCATTACTTGGTTCACCTAACAGTCGTCTATATGTTGAGCTTAAAAATAATCTTAACGTTAGTCGAGGACATCGTTTATTGATTCCAAAAAACAACCGTATATTACATTTTTTCTTTTCCAATGCTAAGTTTGCAGCTGATTTAGCAATATACCGTGATATCGGTGACTATCTCTACTGGAGGTTAGATGAAGATGAAAAAATTATTGCTGCACTTAATAAGTCTTTAGGTTCCTATTACGATGCTTCAAAATATAAATGTCCTATTTACTCAGGTGTCACGCTGTTTGAAATTATGGTTCATGAAGGTATTCACCAGGGTCTTCAGGATCATTTATGGTTGCATTACTATTCATATTTCGCAAGGAAAATTATAAAGAATATGAATAGGCAATCAGATGAATATAGTGGTGAATGGGAAACACCTTTTCACTTCCTTCTCTGTCATTTATTTAGCGTCGCTACAGATTGGGCAGAACAATGCGAATGGATAGATGAAAAGGAGATTCCTCAAGAAAATAAAGAAATAGATAATTTCGATCTTCATTATATTTCAAAAGAGGCTACCAAATTACTTGGTGCTATGCTGCAGTTGGTTATGCCTAATAATAAACTCACCTTGAAATCTAGAAAGCATATTCTTGATATAGTTGTATCTTGTTATATTAGGTTGAAAAGGAATAAAAAATTAAAAGACGTCGCTGACTCATTATTAATTTTCACCACTAGAGGCGAAGGTAATTCAGCACCGCCGCATTATCGTAGAGAACTTCTAGAAATATTCAATACCCTTGATGATTATCGATTAAGAACTGATGCCCCGGAATTCCGAGCAGCTATAGAGTCTGCTATTCAAGCAAGGCCGAATTAGGTAAATCAACCACCTGCATAGCGGGTGGTTTAGACATAGACCTCTAAGTATGCCTGAAAGCAGAGGTACCTCTAAGTTTCGATGTCTAGGTGTTGATCGGCTGTAATCTGGTAACCAGGTCAAGCTTAAAATTTTCTCAACATAAACAAGTAGTATTTCAAATATTGAACCATACTGACTCCCCCACTTTTTATAAGATTATGGAAATTTTTTGTACCAGTAAGTTCGAAAATTAGTGTTGTTCTCATCAGTCGTTATGAAAAATTTTGAACTTCCGCTCCTCGCTCACAGCGGACCCTCAACTCAGCCAGCAATGTCCGCTGCTTGCCAGGAGCGGACGTAGTTTAATCTCTACTATGTTAATAAGTAATGATATTAAATAAACTCATCATTAAGAAAGCCTGTTGATAAAAAGTTCTGAATGTGAAGATAAAAAGAATAACGTGTATCTTCATTTTTTTTCTTCGATGTGTTGAGTTCCGGCTTGAGATTGTAAATAAGATGAGACTCTATAAAGTCAAGTAATTCTATAGCTAATGATGTCGGACTAATCCAATCCAGTGAAATATGGTCTTTTCCATCATAAAACCATGGGGTGGCTCTATATATCCTCTTTTTCATATTATTATATTTGGGATCTAGCAACTTTAAGGCAGCCGAGTGACCGCCAATAAACCTTTTGGAGTTAACGGTTTTTCCGACATAAACAATGTGTTCATTGGTATCATCCATATCAGAGCATGATATTAAATAGATTGGTAATGAGGGTTTGGGAGGAATGCCGATTTTTTTTTCGATTATCACCCTCTCCTTTTCATGAATAAAAATGGGAAGCTTTCCATTAAATTCACTCTTCACATTCCCCAAGAATGAATCTGTATTTTTCCTAGCTTCATGCAGTCCGACCCAGTTAAGACTATTGACCTGATGGAGAGGACAGCATTCCTGTATTGATAACCAAGCCTCCCAATCACTTGATGGATTATCACTACAGTTTTGGCCCGAAAATCTGTGTGAAAGGAATTTTCTCCCCTCGAACCAGGCTTGCAACGGAATATATATGTCTGAAGTGTTCTGCTCGACTTCAATTAATGGACTGTTAGTATCCAAATTTATGCCTCCTTTCATTAAGTATTTGCATAAAAATATCTAAAAATAAGAAATTCTTTAATTAAGATTATAAGTTAAATATAAGTACCAATGAAGCTTTGAATGATTTCGCATCAATAAATTAATTCTAACACAATACCATATAATAACGAAAAATGTCACTACTTGGTCGTTGAGGATATGACATTGCAATTAAAGAGAAAACCTTAACACACTATCTATAACGTCCGTTTCTCGCTCAAAGCAGACTGTCAGATTTGATAGCATTTGGGCTATGTAAATTGTCAGGCGGAAAATGAGTGAGTACAAATCAGGACAGGCGGGCGAATTGCCCGCCTTTTCTTTATCTGTTGTTTCATCCACTGACCAGCCAGGTCAAATAGCGTCTCATGCTCTGCCCAACAGAAAATAGTTGCACCCATTAACCACGGAGTTAAACGGATGAGTGACTATCATTACGGCGTGCAGGTGCTGGAGATTAACGACGGCACCCGCGTCATTTCCACCGTATCCACCGCCATTGTCGGCATGGTCTGCACAGCCAGCGATGCGGATGCGGAAACCTTCCCCCTCAATAAACCGGTGCTGATTACCAATGTGCAGAGCGCAATTGCAAAGGCCGGTAAAAAAGGCACGCTGGCGGCATCGTTGCAGGCCATCGCCGACCAGTCAAAACCGGTCACCGTTGTCGTGCGTGTGGAAGACGGCACCGGCGAAGACGAAGAAACGAAACTCGCGCAGACTGTTTCCAATATCATCGGAACCACCGACGAAAACGGTCAGTACACCGGACTGAAAGCCCTGCTGGCGGCGGAGTCGGTAACCGGTGTTAAACCGCGTATTCTCGGTGTGCCGGGGCTGGATACCAAAGAGGTGGCTGTTGCACTGGCATCCGTCTGTCAGAAGCTGCGCGCTTTCGGATATATCAGCACATGGGGCTGTAAGACCATTTCCGAGGTGAAAGCCTACCGCCAGAATTTCAGCCAGCGTGAGCTGATGGTCATCTGGCCGGATTTCCTCGCATGGGATACGGTCACCAGTACCACTGCCACCGCGTATGCCACCGCCCGTGCGCTGGGTCTGCGCGCTAAAATCGACCAGGAGCAGGGCTGGCATAAAACGCTGTCCAACGTCGGGGTGAACGGTGTTACCGGCATCAGCGCCTCTGTATTCTGGGATTTGCAGGAGTCCGGCACCGATGCTGACCTGCTTAACGAGTCAGGCGTCACTACGCTGATTCGCCGCGACGGTTTCCGCTTCTGGGGTAACCGTACCTGCTCTGATGACCCGCTGTTTCTCTTTGAAAACTACACACGCACCGCGCAGGTGCTGGCCGACACGATGGCTGAGGCGCACATGTGGGCGGTGGACAAGCCCATCACCGCAACGCTGATTCGCGACATCGTTGACGGCATCAATGCCAAATTCCGTGAGCTGAAAACAAACGGCTATATCGTGGATGGCTCATGCTGGTTCAGCGAAGAATCCAACGATGCGGAAACCCTCAAGGCCGGAAAACTGTATATCGACTACGACTATACCCCGGTGCCTCCTCTTGAAAACCTGACCCTGCGCCAGCGTATTACCGATAAATACCTGGCGAATCTGGTCACCTCGGTTAACAGCAATTAAGGAGCCTGACCGATGGCAATGCCGCGCAAACTCAAGTTAATGAACGTCTTTCTGAACGGCTACAGCTATCAGGGCGTTGCAAAGTCCGTCACGCTACCAAAACTGACCCGTAAACTCGAAAACTATCGCGGTGCGGGGATGAACGGCAGCGCACCGGTAGACCTCGGCCTTGATGACGATGCGCTGTCAATGGAGTGGTCGCTCGGTGGCTTCCCGGATTCGGTTATCTGGGAGCTTTACGCCGCAACCGGTGTGGATGCCGTACCGATTCGTTTTGCTGGCTCTTACCAGCGCGACGATACCGGCGAAACGGTGGCCGTCGAGGTGGTCATGCGTGGACGTCAGAAAGAAATCGACACCGGCGAGGGGAAACAGGGAGAAGACACTGAGTCGAAAATCTCCGTGGTCTGCACCTATTTCCGGCTGACGATGGACGGTAAGGAGCTGGTCGAAATCGACACCATTAACATGATTGAGAAGGTGAACGGCGTCGACCGGCTGGAGCAACACCGCCGAAATATCGGCCTGTGATTTTCATCCGGTCAGCCAGGCTGACCGGTTAACCCTGATTCAGAAGTGAGAAAACCATGAACAAAGAAAATGTCATTACCCTGGACAATCCGGTCAAACGTGGTGAGCAGGTTATCGAACAGGTCACGCTGATGAAACCCAATGCCGGGACGCTGCGCGGTGTCAGTCTGGCTGCGGTTGCAAACTCCGAAGTCGATGCACTGATTAAGGTGCTGCCGCGCATGACGGCACCGATGCTGACCGAGCAGGAAGTCGCCGCGCTGGAACTGCCTGACCTTGTGGCGCTGGCCGGTAAGGTGGTCGGTTTTTTGTCGCCGAACTCGGTGCAGTGACGTTTCCGAAAAATCTCTCGGTCGATGACCTGATGGCGGATGTGGCAGTGATATTTCACTGGCCGCCATCAGAACTGTATCCCATGAGCCTGACCGAACTCATCACATGGCGCGAAAAGGCGCTCCGGCGAAGCGGAAACACGAATGAGTAACAATGTAAAATTACAGGTATTGCTCAGGGCTGTTGACCAGGCATCCCGCCCGTTTAAATCCATCCGCACAGCGAGTAAGTCGCTGTCGGGGGATATCCGGGAAACACAAAAATCACTGCGCGAGCTGAACGGTCACGCATCCCGTATTGAGGGATTTCGCAAGACCAGTGCACAGCTTGCCGTGACTGGTCATGCACTTGAAAAGGCACGGCAGGAAGCTGAAGCCCTTGCCACACAGTTTAAAAACACCGAACGTCCGACCCGTGCTCAGGCGAAAGTCCTGGAATCCGCAAAGCGTGCGGCGGAGGACTTACAGGCGAAATATAACCGCCTGACAGATTCCGTTAAACGCCAGCAGCGGGAACTGGCCGCTGTGGGAATTAATACCCGCAATCTTGCACATGATGAGCAGGGACTGAAAAATCGTATCAGTGAAACCACCGTACAGCTTAACCGTCAGCGTGACGCGCTGGCGCGTGTCAGTGCGCAACAGGCAAAACTTAACGCAGTCAAACAGCGTTATCAGGCCGGAAAGGAACTGGCCGGAAATATGGCCTCAGTGGGCGCTGCCGGTGTGGGGATTGCGGCGGCGGGAACGATGGCCGGAGTTAAGCTGCTGATGCCCGGTTATGAGTTTGCGCAGAAAAACTCAGAATTGCAGGCCGTGCTCGGAGTGGCAAAAGACTCCGCCGAAATGACCGCACTACGCAAACAGGCGCGCCAGCTCGGCGACAATACCGCCGCCTCGGCGGATGATGCGGCCGGTGCACAGATAATCATCGCGAAAGCGGGTGGGGATGTTGATGCCATTCAGGCGGCAACGCCGGTCACGCTGAATATGGCGCTGGCGAACCGCCGCACGATGGAAGAAAACGCCGCCCTGCTGATGGGGATGAAATCCGCCTTTCAGCTTTCAAACGATAAGGTCGCTCATATCGGGGATGTTCTCTCCATGACGATGAACAAAACCGCCGCCGATTTTGACGGCATGAGCGATGCGCTGACCTATGCCGCACCTGTGGCAAAAAATGCCGGTGTCAGCATTGAAGAAACCGCCGCAATGGTCGGGGCGCTGCATGATGCAAAAATCACAGGCTCAATGGCGGGGACGGGAAGCCGTGCCGTGTTAAGCCGCCTGCAGGCACCGACGGGAAAAGCATGGGATGCACTCAAAGAGCTTGGAGTGAAAACCTCAGACAGCAAGGGAAACACCCGGCCAATATTTACCATTCTGAAAGAAATGCAGGCCAGTTTTGAGAAAAACCGGCTCGGTACTGCCCAGCAGGCTGAATACATGAAAACTATTTTCGGGGAGGAGGCCAGCTCAGCCGCTGCCGTGCTGATGACTGCCGCCTCAACCGGAAAGCTGGACAAACTGACCGCTGCGTTTAAAGCCTCAGACGGGAAGACCGCCGAGCTGGTAAATATCATGCAGGACAACCTAGGCGGTGACTTTAAAGAGTTTCAGTCCGCTTATGAGGCAGTGGGGACTGACCTGTTTGACCAGCAGGAAGGCGCACTGCGTAAGCTCACTCAGACGGCCACAAAGTATGTGTTAAAACTCGACGGCTGGATCCAGAAAAACAAATCACTGGCGTCAACCATCGGCCTCATTGTCGGTGGCGCGCTGGCGCTTATTGGCATCATCGGTGCCATTGGTCTTGTAGCCTGGCCGGTTATCACCGGCATCAATGCCATCATCGCGGCAGCAGGCGCAATGGGGGCAGTCTTCACGACGGTTGGCAGTGCTGTTATGACCGCCATCGGGGCTATTAGCTGGCCGGTTGTGGCCGTGGTGGCCGCCATTGTCGCCGGGGCGTTGCTTATCCGTAAATACTGGGAGCCTGTCAGCGCATTCTTTGGCGGTGTGGTTGAAGGGCTGAAAGTGGCATTTGCGCCGGTGGGGGAACTGTTCACGCCACTTAAGCCGGTGTTTGACTGGCTGGGCGAAAAGTTACAGGCCGCGTGGCAGTGGTTTACAAACCTGATTGCTCCGGTTAAAGCCACACAGGACACCCTGAACCGTTGCCGTGACACGGGCGTCATGTTCGGGCAGGCACTGGCTGACGCGCTGATGCTGCCGCTTAATGCGTTCAACAAACTGCGCAGCGGTATTGACTGGGTACTGGAAAAACTCGGTGTTATCAACAAAGAGTCAGACACACTTGACCAGACCGCCGCCAGAACTCATGCCGCCACGTATGGCACCGGTGGTTATATTCCGGCGACCAGCTCTTATGCAGGCTATCAGGCTTATCAGCCGGTCACGGCACCGGCTGGCCGCTCTTATGTGGACCAGAGTAAAAACGAATATCACATCAGCCTGACGGGTGGTACTGCGCCGGGGACTCAGCTCGACCGCCAGTTACAGGATGCGCTCGAAAAATACGAGCGGGATAAACGTGCGCGCGCCCGTGCCAGCATGATGCATGACGGTTAAGGAGGTGACGAAAAATGATGCTCGCGTTAGGTATGTTTGTTTTTATGCGCCAGACGCTGCCACACCAGACCATGCAGCGCGAATCAGATTATCGCTGGCCGTCAAATTCCCGTATCGGTAAACGGGATGCCTTTCAGTTTCTCGGTGTGGGTGAGGAAAACATGACGCTTGCCGGCGTGCTTTATCCCGAACTGACCGGCGGGAAGCTGACGATGACCACGCTCAGGCTGATGGCAGAGGAAGGCCGGGCGTGGCCGTTGCTGGATGGCACCGGCATGATTTACGGCATGTATGTCATCAGCAGGGTGAGTGAAACAGGGAGTATTTTCTTTGCAGACGGCACACCCCGGAAAATTGATTTTACGCTGTCGCTCACCCGCGTTGATGAATCACTGGCCGCGCTTTATGGCGATATCGGTAAACAGGCGGAATCGCTCATCGGTAAGGCTGGCAGTATGGCGACCAGATTCACGGGTATGACGGGGGCGGGATAATGCTGGATGCGCTGACATTTGATGCAGGCAGTACGCTGACGCCGGATTACATGCTGATGCTCGACAGCAGGGATATTACCGGCAATATCAGCGACCGTCTGATGAGCATGACCCTGACGGATAACCGGGGCTTTGAGGCTGACCAGCTTGATATTGAACTGAACGACGCCGACGGGCAGGTCGGGCTACCGATTCGTGGCGCTGTCCTGACGGTGTATATCGGCTGGAAAGGTTTTGCCCTGGTATGCAAAGGGAAATTTACCGTTGATGAGGTTGAACACCGGGGCGCGCCGGATGTGGTTACCATCCGCGCCCGGAGTGCAGATTTCCGCGGGACGCTCAATTCCCGCCGTGAAGGCTCCTGGCATGACACCACGCTCGGTGCGATTGTTGAGGCGATAGCCTCCCGTAACAAGCTGGAAGCCAGTGTCGCTCCGTCACTGGCCGGAATTAAAATCCCGCACATCGACCAGTCGCAGGAGTCTGATGTGAAATTCCTGACCCGTCTTGCAGAACGCAACGGCGGTGAGGTGTCGGTAAAAATGGGAAAACTGTTGTTTCTCAAAGCGGGGCAGGGGGTGACGGCCAGCGGTAAAAAAATCCCGCAGATTACCATCACCCGCAGCGACGGCGACCGTCATCATTTTGCGATTGCTGACCGTGGAGCCTATACCGGCGTAACGGCAAAGTGGCTTCACACCAAAGACCCGAAGCCGCAAAAGCAGAAGGTAAAACTGAAACGCAAAAAGAAAGAAAAACACCTGCGCGCACTGGAGCACCCGAAAGCGAAACCAGTCACGCAGAAGAAAGCGCCAAAAGCGCCGGAAGCGCGCGAAGGTGAATACATGGCCGGTGAGGCTGACAATGTTTTTGCCCTGACCACGGTATATGCCACGAAAGCGCAGGCCATGCGCGCCGCTCAGGCGAAGTGGGATAAACTGCAACGGGGCGTTGCGGAGTTCTCCATCAGCCTGGCTACCGGTCGGGCAGATATTTACACGGAAACACCGGTTAAAGTGTCAGGCTTTAAGCGCGTCATAGACGAGCAGGACTGGACAATCACTAAGGTGACACATTTTCTGAATAACAGCGGCTTCACGACGTCCTTAGAGCTTGAGGTCAGGCTTTCTGATGTGGAGTACGAAACAGAAGGTGATGAGTAATGTTTTGTTTTTATCTGTTTGTTTTATAAGGGTAAATTAACTAAAATGGCACCATCAACAAAACCGGAAGAGGTGCTCGCGATGTTTCATTGTCCTTTATGCCAGCATGCCGCACATGCGCGTACAAGTCGCTATATCACTGACACGACAAAAGAGCGTTATCACCAGTGTCAGAACGTGAATTGCAGCGCCACGTTCATCACTTATGAGTCGGTACAGCGATACATCGTGAAGCCGGGAGAAGTCCACGCCGTGAGGCCGCACCCGTTGCCGTCAGGGCAGCAAATTATGTGGATGTAATTACAAACAGAAAGCCCCTCAGTCGAGGGGCTTTTTTGTCGATGTGGTCAATGTGTGGACGTGACCAGAAATAAATCCTTTTATTTCAATTTGTTGTACGTAAAAAATAAGCCCGTGTAAGGGAGATTACACAGGCTAAGGAGGTGGTTCCTGGTA